GGAGGTCACTGCCTATCAGGTGCAGATCCAAACGCTTGAGGCAGACAAGGTCTTGCTGTTTCAGCGAGTGACCGTCCTCGACTCCCTCTGGGTACTGGAGCAGGGCGTCAACGAGTCGTTGCGAGCAGAGATCGGTGCCCTCCATGAAGAGGCCGATGCATGGCAACGTCTAGCGAATGTCGGTCTCTTGGATAAGTTTGGAAGAGTAATGCCCTATGCCTTGGCTGGTGCCGGGATCGCGCTACTCATTCGCTGACTACCCTGTCAGCAGTTGTGTGTTAGAGCATCACTGCAATCTCTCCTGAGTAGAAGTACTTGGGCCAACTCTGACTCAACTGGGAGCGATTCACCACATTGGGCTCCACGGAGCCACGGTGCTGCCAGCCACCTTCCCTCCGAGAGATGTCGTGGAACCGCTTACGAGAGATGCCACCCGTGATGACGCCGTGCTGGCGGTCGGGGGAGATTAGCACCTGCACATAGTAGGTCGCTGGCGATTCGCCTTCGCCTATCGGGATACCGAAATCGTAGTCCATGTTCCGCTCTACGGGTACGGACTTAACGTCCACCGTATCCCCGTTTGCCAACTCGAAATCCCAATCGTCGCCGCCCGGTCGCACAACCCAATCGACAGGCCACCCGAAGTGGTGCGAGAACGCCACCTCCCCCAGCTTACCAGCGATCTCAAAGGCCAGACGATCATTTGGCGATAATTCCGTGCGGCGTTCGTTGGGCTTCTGTGTAGTAATCTGCCCCACAAACACTCCGACCCGTAAGTAGTCTTCGACCGTGAACCCCACTGTTATCTGGGCCATAGGTGTTCCTAATTAAAATGTCAGTGTGCCTACTTTAGCCAAGCTTTGTCCCCACAACACCGCTACCTCCTTGCATTAATTCGTTGTAATCAAATCGATCTTTCAGGGCATCATGTATCGTGATCAGGTCATCCTCGAAACCAAGTATGATATGACCCGGAACACTGCAAAATGCATGGCTTGGCACTTCGGTATCGTGTAAGACGAACGAGATCCCGGCGTTAGTGGCACGCCATACACCGGACGATCTTTTGGTGGTGTCATTATTCTCTTGTCGTTCGACTAGATCCCAATAGGAAAGCCTACCAATCTCATGGCCCCTATCAATTTCTGGGGGGATTTTAGCGATGTGCGTCCACTCTCCCATCCGGTTGGCTACGAGCCAGCACAATACCCGTGCCATACCGGAGTTGAGATTCCGGCGATAGACGCGGATATTGCCCCCACAACACCCGCATTTGTTGGAGCCTTCTTCCGACATACGTCGCAACTGCGAAACCTCATATTTGTTGTCGAATAAAGGCTCATTGAATAATGATGCCTGGATGACCATCCTCCCCCCTTTGGTCGGTGTTCTTTAATCGTTCCACGATCCAGTGTGTGTGTGCTGCCAACCATCCATAGTAGATGGCGTGTCTAAGCCCTACGATCAGTGACGCCCAAGCTAGTGCGACTAACCGTCTCATGTCCCTAATTCCACCATGGCTTTGTATTGGAGGGCTTCAGTTGCTCACGTTGCCCCGTAAAGTCGTAGCTCTTGATGATCTCTACGAACATGTCGGTGACACTGATCTCCCTGCTCTGCGCCTCGCGCCTAACCGTGTTCAACATCGTGCGCTCAATACGCAGCAGGAACGCCTCTCTAGAAGGGGAGACCGTCATCTTCTGTCTCCGCATCCTCCTCTTGTTCGGAGCTTCCACGCCTTTGGTCAAGCTCTATCCTCATGTACTGGTAGGGCTTGCCGCTGTCACGGCCCGTGCGCTCCCACATAGCGACCTTGACGGTGGGCATTGTTCCAGACTTTGCCTCCTCGACCATGGACTTGAGGAAGGGGCGTGTGAACTCAATGATACCCGTCATGTCTGGATGCTTTGAACCAGTTTTGAATCTGTTCTCAAAGATGGAAAAATTTAGTTTCGGTTGATCAGCATAGCTCTTCGCCATCAGTCATTCTCCTCTGTGTCATCGTTAAGTAGCAACAAGGGTTTTTCCGCTTCTTGTAACGTCTTGAGCAGCGATGTCAGCGCCTTAACGTCAAGGCTTGTTACCGCAGCTTTGATTTGTGCTTTGGTGGCGTCATCCGGTATCCAACCACCGTCATTCAGCCTGTGGGTTAGTGCGATCAACTCACTCTTGAGAGCACCAGCGTCAGGCTCCTCCACCACGGGTTTTTCCGCTACGGGCTCCTCCACCTCTTTCTTCTTTGAAGCCCTCTTCTTTTTGGGTTTTACGGGAGGTTCGACAACCTGCTCAACACCTATGTTGGGCGGAACATCCTCTCCGCTGTACAAATAATGGCCCAATCCGAAGGCTGCTAGGCATTTGACCAGACACCTTTGTTTCGCATCCGAAATCGCTCTAGCGTCAGGCCCCATGGGTTTACCGTCAGGGCCGGGAGAGCCTGTAATGGCGTTGTTACGGTAATCCATAACGGGAAGCCACATCTCCCGTTTGATGTCTCCTATGGTGATTGAACAACACACGGAACACGAACCGTCTTCATAGGTCGTGATGTCCCGTGTCACGTTGTCCTTATCGGTCATGCCATGCCACTTGACGGTAAGCTCAGGGTAATGAGCCATGGCATAGGCCCAGGCATTGGCCCATGACAGATAGCTTAGTTCGATACTGCCCTGTTTTCGCTTCTCCGTGTGCTTGCTTACGTCGATAGCTGACAGGGTTTTCCAAATTTCACCTGCGGTTGGACTGCTCATTTGCTTCTCCTCTCCATTGTGGACAATGATCTGATACTGGACACCAAGCCTCGCAACGCACGAACTTTGCGCTTCCTTCGCTGATGGAAAAAGTTCTACCGGGCTTCTGTTTGGTGTTGATGTAGGTAGCAGCCTCGCTCATTGTATCGAACGACTTTGGCTTAAGCCCTCCACCAAGCACTGTGTAGCCCCCTCTCGCCCATCGCTCTTCAGGGGTACACGGTATGGTGTTCTCCATCGTGTGGACCCTTACACGGCCTGCTACGAAGTCGTCTTGCCGTTCAGGACGCCACAAGGGCACCTTGATCGAAACGATAGGGCTTTGTGGATAGTCTGCTTTTGCTTCTGCGCGAGACTTTATCCAATCACGACACAACCCAACGATAGTGAGACTCGTAACGGTGATGTCGTTCTGCTTCAGCAACCAAGCATAGATGTTTAGTTGCTGCTCCCAGTCGGTCTTTAGACCTCTCTGGATAGTGAAGACGCTTGTCACCTTGTAATCGGTAACAGCACCATCATCACCTAGAAGATCCATGGCCCCTGAGATCTTCACTCCTCCGCATTCAGCAAAGAAGCGTTGTTCTCTAACCTTCCCATCATCAATCAGCCCAGTGCCATCGCAAGAATTGCAGGGAACACAGCGATCCCCTCTCGTCCACGCCTTAAATTTATCCCAAGTCGTTATCGGCCTCTCCCACCATAATTCATGTGTGGCTTCCCCCGACCAGCATTCTCCAGTGCCATAACACTGTTCGCATTTCGGTCTCTGTTCTAAAATGGCGTGAACGCCCTTGCCTAAGAGCTTCCACCACTCGTCACGCACATCGGTTGTAACCGTGTCCTCATGCTCGTTGTAGAGCCTCACGATCTGGGGTGGCTTCAACAACTCCGTAGCGGAGAAGTCGGCATCCCCCTTGCTGTATGGATCACCCTCAATCGCCTTAACAAAAGCGTCAGGTGCCCGCCAATTATTGGTTAAAATCATGTGCCCGCCCTCTTTGTTTCACTCTGTCCTCCAGATTTCAATCCCGTAATCAGTTTTGCGTACAGAAAACGTTTTCATTGTTTTCTTGGACACGCGATAGACGTAACTCCTGATTGAAGCTATCAATGCATCTACTTCCTCCTTGTTCATCGGCATTTCAATAAGATCTCCCACTGCCACATCCTCAAGTGGTAGGTCGCCCCACTTGCGGCGTGGTCCGGGGTTTACGGGCGGCGGCACGCCTACTCCCTCGTAAACCCTGTATCTCTTTGACTCTTCTTGCACCTTTAACCCCCAAGTGTTATCGTCTGAGGTGCCCAACGTCGAGGGGAATGATAATCAACCGTCAAGAGAAGCGCAAGGGTATTGACGACGATCCGTGTATAGTTAGTATACTCGGTGAGCCTGCCTCAAAAGCCAACTCTAGGAGGCTCGTTACTATCGGTGGTAGCCCTAGATTTATAAAATCTAAGAAAGCTCTTGATTACACTAAAAACTTTAAGAGCCAGTGCCCCGTTAGAAAAGAATTGTTTGAAGAAGATGTGTTTGTAGCTATTAAGATTTACTACGCTAGTCGTAGACCAGATCTAGATGCTTCTCTAATACTAGATTTATTACAGGACTGTATATATCCCAATGATAGGTTAGTTAAGGGACAGTATTTAGAGTGGGGTTTAGATAGGGATAATCCCAGATCAGTAATTGTTACAACAACACTAAACAACAAGGATTCAGCTTTAAGAAAATTATCTGAATTAGTTTCCAATAAGGGGGGGTTTTGAAAGAGGAAAATTTAGTTCCGGCAATTGAGCAAGTAGCATCTACACTGGCGATAGGCCAGCACAAGAGGGATTGCCCTGTGTGTCGGGGCAATCGGACAAAGAATAAGCATGATAAACCACTATCAATTAAGGTGGATTCCAAGGGTGTTCAGTATCAGTGTCATCACTGTGACATAAGCGGTGGTTGGGTCAATGATCGGGACTGGTTATTTGAAACGATCCCGATGGTCAAAGAGCCGATAGTTGATCTACCAGAATCTAGTAATGAGGCCGCAAGGAAGTACCTCCAAGACAGGCACATTGCAGATTCAGTCATTGAATCACATGCGATTGCTGGCACTCGCCGTTTTAACGGCAAGACCGTTCCTGCCGTGGGTTTTCCATACCGTGATGGTGAGTTAGTCAACGCCATTAAATGGCGATCAGCCGATACAGACAAGAAGTTTTCCCAGGACAATGTTTGCGAAGATTTCTTCAACATCGACCGCTATGTCGATGGCAATGATCTCTTGATCTGCGAAGGAGAAATTGACGCCTTAGCTTGGATGACCAGCAACTTACCGGACAACGTCAGCGTTGTGTCTATCCCCAATGGTGCTCCATCCAAGGTTAGGGATGGTAAAATCACACCAGAGGACGACAAGAAGTTTGCTTACATCTGGAAAGCCAAGCGAAAGCTTGAGTCTGCGCCTCGTATCATCCTCAACACCGACAATGATGGTCCGGGGAACGCCCTCAAAGAGGAAATCATTCGCCGGATTGGCAGTGCTAAGGTGTGGATTGTTGATCTAGATGATTACAAGGATGCTACTGATGCTTTAGAGAAAGAAGGTACTGAATATTTGTTAGGGCAATTAGAAGATTGTCAGCCTGTGCCCATGATAGGATTGCATGGTGCTGAGGTGTTCAGTGATGCCGTTGTGGATCTCTATAACAATGGCCAGTTGAGAGGAGCTAGGACTGGCCTATCATCCCTTGATAAATTCATTCAGATACCGCCCGGCATGGTCACGGTGGTGACCGGATTTCCGTCTAGTGGCAAGAGTGATTTCATAGATCAGATCTGTTTGAATCTCGCCTTGTCGATGAACTATAAGACTGTGTTCTGTAGTTTCGAGAAGCCTCCTGAGTTACACCTCATGCAGTTAGCACAGAAGCTCACCAAGCGCCCCTTCTTTAAGGGCAGTGAGGAGAGGATGAGTCCCGAAGAGAGGGATCATGCTCAAGCATGGCTCAGGGAGCATTTCTTGTTCATGGACAGTCGGCGTGATAGTCCCAATGATATCACCGGCATCCTCGCTACTGCTAGTGCAGCAGTCATGAGGATGGGTTGCAGGGTTCTGGTAATCGATCCGTATAACTACATCACGCTGTCCAATAGTACTAAAGAAACTGATGAGATATCAAATTTGCTGACCGAAGTACAGCGATGGGCCAAGTCCCATGATGCCCATGTATTTTTCATCGCCCATCCCACCAAGATCTCCCCGGATAGGCGAGATTCTAAGGTAATTGTAAGCGGTCATGACATCGCTGGATCTGCGGCTTGGTTTGCGAAAGCCGATATAGGCATCACGCTATGGAGAGATCCACATGACATGGCTCCCCCCGAAGCGCACATCTGGAAGGTCCGTTGGTCTTGGATCGGTAAACATGGTGTGTGTCCGCTGAAGTTCGATAGATCGGTTGGTTGTTGGAGCGACCTCACTCCTAGCTCTGATGACAACGAGGAGGATTGGGACTTCTA